AAGACGGGAAAATGGTTCCGTTCTTTGCTGCTGACGGCGAAGGCAAGATGAAAAATGGCGGCATGGTTCCCAAGACCAAAGGCTACTTCAAGGGTGGTAAGACCATGATGACTAAGATGTCTACCAAGGGTGGCAAGCGCGGCGGTAAACGCTAATGCGTAGACCAACTAGAAGAATTAAAGACAGGCCAGTACAGACCAAAACAGCCGCAGATAGAAGTGGCGGTGGCGGTCAAACTAGGCAGTCTCGGCTAGACGATCTTGCTGACGCCAAAGACAAAAGAAAATTGCAGGGTGTTGCTGATCGTAAGCAGGTTTTTGCTAATGGGGCGCTAGATGTTAAAACGCCTCCTGCTGCGAGTGTGAAACCGCCAAAGGCAGACAAGCAAAACATCTCTAAAGTTGAGCCACCCAAAGCTCCAACAGCTAAAAAGAAGCCAGAAGTTTCCAAGCCTGCTTTAACTAAAAGGCCTAAAGTTACAGGCAAAGGCACAGACATTAAGTCTAGGGATGTAACGAGTGAAGGCCCGTCTGGTAAGCGAACACTTGCTAACGTAACTGCGGAACAGTTAAAAGCTGCGGGTCTAACTGGTGGGCCAAAAGGATTACGCACTTATTTGAATAAATTCAACGAGCTTGGCAGAAGACCAAAGCCGTCTGATTTTAAGAAATCTACCGAGAAAAAAAATAAAGCAACCCCAACATCTCCTGCTAGTGCAAGGGGTAGAGGGATTATAAGAAAAGCAGGTGGCGGGAAAGTCACAATTGCTAGAGGCTCTGGCGCTGCTCGTCCACAGAATTTCAGGAAAAACGGATAAATGGCTGTTGAGCGCCCATTAGAAACTCCAATGTCTCCCATGATGGAAGGGGAGGCTTTAGAGATTGAAATAGTAGACCCTGAGTCTGTTTCTATTTCTTCTGGAGATGAAACTTTTTTTGAGTTTGATGCTGATGAGTTTCAAGGCGAAGTTCCTCACGATGCAAACTTAGCGGAGTTTATTGAAGACGATGTTCTTGATGGAATAGCGTCTGATCTAATTGGTGCTTTTAAGGCAGACAAAGAGAGCCGTTCTGATTGGGAGCGTTCTTACATAGAGGGATTAGATCTTCTTGGGCTGAAGCATGAAGAAAGATCAACCCCTTGGGATGGCGCTTGTGGTGTTTTTCACCCGCTTCTTACTGAGTCAGTAATTCGTTTTCAGTCTCAAGCAATACAAGAGCTATTTCCCGCGAGAGGGCCAGTAAAGACAACCATCGTTGGCAAGATGGACTCTGAGAAAGAGAAGCAAGCCAACCGAGTACAGGACTACTTGAACTACTTGGTCACAGAAAAGATGACTGAGTACAGGTCAGAAACGGAAAAGATGTTGTTTTCTTTGCCTCTGGCTGGATCTGCTTTTAGAAAGATTTACTTTGATACGAACATGAATCGCCCTTGCAGCATGTTTGTTCCCGCTGAAGACTTTGTTGTGAGCTATGGCGCTTCTGATCTTATGACCTGTGAACGCGCAACTCACATAATGAAGCGCACTGGTAATGAAATAAGAAAGTCTCAAGTTTCTGGGTTTTATGCTGACGTTGATTTGCCCTCTCCCTCATCAAGCAGTGACTCCGATAGGGTTCTAGATAAGTACAATGAGCTTACTGGCGATAGCCCAAGCTATGAAAATGACAGCAGGCACACCATTTTAGAGATGATGGTTGATCTAGACCTTGAGGGGTTTGAGGATACTGACAAGGGTGAGCCTACAGGCATTCAATTGCCGTATGTCGTAAGCATTGAATTGTCTTCTAGAACGATTTTGGCTATCCGAAGGAACTACTACGAGAACGATCCTGACAAATTAAAACGTCAGCACTACGTTCACTACCAGTATATGCCCGGATTGGGCTTCTATGGGTTCGGATTGATCCACATGATTGGCGGTTTAGCCAAGTCAGCGACATCAATACTGCGCCAGTTGGTAGATGCAGGCACCTTAGCCAACCTTCCGGGCGGTTTGAAGTCTAGAGGATTGCGAATTAAGGGCGATGACACGCCAATTATGCCGGGAGAGTTCCGTGATGTGGACGTTCCGGGCGGCACAATCCAAGATAACATCCGATTTTTGCCTTACAAAGAGCCAAGCACGGTTTTGTACCAGCTTATGGGCGATATTGTAGAGGAAGGACGCCGTTTTGCCTCTGCTGGGGACGTAAAAGCGGCTGATATGAACGCTGAAGCGCCTGTTGGCACTACTTTAGCGATTATGGAACGCTCTATGAAGGTAATGAGCGCGGTTCAAGCCCGTTTACATGCCTCTATGCGCGTTGAATTGCGTCTTTTGTCCGATATTGTGCGAGATTTTGGCCCTCAAGAGTACCCATACACTGAAGATGGGCGGGATTTGACCCGTGAGGACTTTGATGACCGCGTTGACATCATTCCTGTTAGTGATCCTAACGCTGGAACGATGGCACAGCGCATTATGCAGTACCAAGCAGCACTACAATTGGCTGCTCAAGCTCCAGATATGTACGATTTGCCTTTGTTACACCGACAAATGCTTGAAATCCTTAATATCCGTGATGCAGATAAGATTGTTCCGCTTGAAGACGAAATGACCCCAGTTGATCCTGTTTCTGAGAACATGAACATCATTAACGGAGAGCCTGTTAAGGCATTTATCTACCAAGACCATGAAGCCCACATACTGGCTCATAAATCTCTTGTAGAAGATCCTAAGATTATGGAGATCATGTCTAAGAGTCCGAATGCTAAACAAGCGGGAGCGGCTCTTGCGTCCCATATACAGGAACACTTGGCGTTTCAGTACAGGATGGAGATTGAAAAGCAGCTTGGTGTGCAATTGCCTCCTCCAAGCGAGCCATTACCTGAAGACATTGAATATCGTATATCTCAACTGGTAGCTCCAGCAGCAGAACAGCTTAAAGGAAAGAATCAACAGCAAGCACAAGCTCAACAAGCGCAGCAGCAGGCACAAGATCCAGTAATACAGATGCAACAAAAAGAGTTGCAAATTAAAGAGATGGAAGCGCAAACTAAGGCTCAGTCCGAAATGGCTAAGATACAGTTGGATATGCAGAAGGCTGTTCAACGATCTCAGCTAGATCAGGCGAAGCTAAGTCTTCAAGAGCGCACCGAAGAAGCCAAGCTTGCTTTGAGGATTGCTGAAGACAAAGAAAGAAACGAGTTGGAAGCCCGAAGAATAAGCTCTAAAGAGCAAATAGAGGGCTTAAAGATTGGAAAGGATATAGCGGAAGACCTATTGGATGGATAAATTTTCTCCAACAAACTCTTTTGATTTCCTAAGACAGTCTTTTCGCAACCAAATGAATGAGTACAGTGACCACATAGCAGGTGGTGGCTGTAAGGATTTTAGTGAATACACAAAATGCTGCGGGATAATTGAAGGATTGGCCCTGGCAGAACGTGAACTTCTAGACTTGAAGAATAGGATAGAAGAAAACTGATTCTCCGCATAAGCGGTGCAAGCGACTCTGGACGCTTTTTTCCAGTGCAAAGGAAAACTAATGAGCGAATCATTAGCAATAAACGATGACACAAGCTCGCAAGAAGATGAGCAGTCACGCAAAGCAAAGCAATTGCCTCAACCGAGAGGCTACAAAATACTTATTGCTTTACCTGAACCCGAAGAGAAGACGGCTGGTGGCATAATTAAAGCTACCGAAACGCTGCACAATGAAGAAATAGGGTCAATTGTAGGTATGGTCTTGGCTTTAGGCCCGGACGCTTACAGCGACTCACAGCGATTCCCGTCTGGCCCATCCTGCAAGGAGGGCGACTTCATATTAATGCGGTCTTATTCTGGAACCAGATTTAAGGTTCACGATAAAGAGTTCCGCTTGATTAACGACGATAGTGTTGAAGCTGTTGTAGAAGATCCACGGGGGATTGTGAAGGTATGAGTGAAGTTCAAGAAGATTTTTTAGAAACCTCATCTGAAGATAAGTTCTTTGGTGTGAAACACACTATAGGAACCCCTATTGATGAGCCTACTACATCTGAGCCTGATGATTTTGAGTTGGAGATTGTTGATGATCGTCCAGAAGAAGATCGTCGCCCTCCCAAGGTAAAGGCTACATCAGAAGATTCTGATGACGAGGAACTTTCTGGTTATAGCGAAAGAGTCCAGAAAAGAATAAACAAACTTCGCTACGAGCAAAACGAAGAGCGTAGGCAGCGAGAAGCTGCTGAAAAGCTGCGAGAAGAAGCAGTCGTTGTTGCTCAGACCCTCGCTGCTAAAAACAAAGAGTATGAATCTCTTATTAGCCGTGGCGAGTCTGCTTTAGTTGGGCAGATAAAACAAAAAGCTCAAATCGCTTTAGAGTCTGCAAAAACCTCATATAAGAAAGCTTATGAGGAAGGCGATAGCGAAAGTGTTGTTTCGGCCAATGAGCGTCTAATGATGGCTCAAGCCGAGTTGAGAGAAGCTGAAAAATACGAGTCAAACATTGCTCAACAGGTTCAAGCTAGAGAGCAACAGTATCAGCAACAACCTCAACAGTACCAACAGCCAGAGCCACAGTATCAACAACAGCCTGTAGCGCAACCAGAGCCTGAAGCCCAGAGATGGGCGGCTGAAAACCCTTGGTTTATGAGGGATGGTTATGAGGAGATGACGAGCCTTGCATACGGCACTCATACTGCTCTTGTGAGACGCGGGGTTGCTCCTAACAGTAAGGAGTATTTTGATACGGTAGACGCAACAATGCGTCAAAGATTTCCAGACTACGATTGGGGTGATTCTAGCGATACAGATGGGCGTAGCGCGACTGTGAACCCTAATCAACCTTCGTCGGTGGTGGCACCTTCCTCGCGGAACAACGGTGCCAAACCGCGCAAAATACAGTTAACGCCTAGTCAGGTCGCTCTCGCCAAGCGAATCGGACTTACCAATGAACAGTACGCAAGACAACTCTTAAAGGAGAGAAATTGATGACTGACGAGCGCACACCTAGAGAAAACGAGACGCGAGAAGCGTCTGCAAGACCTAGTGATTCATGGATTCCAGCTTCTATTCTGCCTGATCCAAAGCCGCAAGACGGCTGGGTGTTCCGGTGGGTTAGAACTAAGACCCTTGGTGAATCAGATAATGTTCATGTGTCTAGAATGTTCCGAGAGGGTTGGACGCCTGTAAAGGCCGAAGATCATCCAGAACTTATGCTTTCTTCTGATGTTGGATCTCAATTTGAGGGCAATATAGAAGTTGGCGGTTTGCTTTTATGTAAGGCTGATGAGGCTAAGATGAAAGCTCGTACTAAGCACTTTGAACAAGTAGCTGATAATCAGATGCAGTCCGTGGACAATAATTTCTTGCGCGAAAACGACCCTCGTATGCCGCTGCTCAATCCAGAGCGAAGCACACGGGTGTCTTCATTTGGTAAGGACTAACCTCTGGCAAGGGGTTGGTTGATTAACTTGAGGAAACCACTATGGCTACCGCTGCAACCCCTATGGGTGCTGAACCAGTTGATACTTTAAGTGCGAGCGGCTCTTTTTCGGGCAAAGTTCGTCACATTAAGATCGCCAATGCTTACGGAACTGCTATTTTTTATGGCGATTTCGTAAAATTGGTTGCTGCTGGCACCGTTGAAAAAGCCGCCGTAACAACTTCTGTTGTTGCTGGCACTGTTGGAATCTTTGTAGGCTGCGCTTACACAGACCCTTCAACAAACCAAAAGACATTTAATCAGCAATTCCCAGCATCAACTGCTGCGGATGACATTGTTGCTTATGTCGTTGACGATCCTAAGTTGTTGTTCCGTATGCAAGGTGATGAAGCTATTGCTCAAACTGGACTTGGAAACAACATCTCAGCAGTTAACACTGCGGGATCAACCTCCATCGGACGAAGCAAGAACGCCTTAGACGGCGGCTCTATTGCTACGACCAATACATTACCACTGCGTGTCGTTGATTTCGTAGATGGCCCAACCAGCACTGTAGGTGATGCATTCACAGATTGTATCGTTACTTACTTGCCTTTGAGCCACGCTTACGAAACCAAGCTCGGCGTTTAAGGAGAATTAGGCAATGGCAATTTCAAGAGCGCAAATGCTTAAAGAACTCCTGCCGGGGCTTAACGCCTTATTTGGTTTGGAGTACGAAAAATACGAAGACGAACACACTCTCATTTATGAGACTGAAAGTTCTGATCGTAGCTTTGAAGAAGAAGTAAAGTTGAGTGGCTTTGGTGCTGCTCCCGTTAAGGCTGAAGGTGCTGCAATCTCTTACGATTCAGCGCAAGAAAGCTATACGGCTCGCTATAATCACGAAACGATTGCGATGGGCTTTGCTATAACCGAGGAAGCGATGGAAGACAATCTTTACGATTCTCTTTCTGCTCGCTACACAAAAGCTTTGGCACGGGCTATGGCCTATACCAAGCAAGTTAAAGCAGCGAATCCGCTTAACAATGGCTTCACCAGCTTCCAATCTGGAGATGGTGTTACGTTGTTCAACGCTTCGCATCCATTAGTCAACGGTGGAACAAACTCCAACCGTCCGTCTACTGGTGCTGACTTGAACGAAACATCGCTTGAGCAAGCAATCATTGAGATTGCAGCGTTCACCGATGAGCGTGGCTTGTTGATCGCAGCGCGTCCTCGTAGCTTGGTTGTTCCTCCTGCACTGATGTTTACAGCAGATCGTCTGCTAGAGACTACTCAGCGCGTTGGCACTGCTGACAACGACATCAACGCTATCCGCAACATGGGTGCAATCCCCGGCGGCTACGCTGTTAATCATTATTTGACTGACAGCAATGCGTTCTTCATCATCACTGACATACCAAACGGTATGAAGATGTTTGAGCGTACTGCGCTAGAAACGTCTATGGATGGTGATTTTGATACGGGTAACGTGCGCTATAAAGCGCGTGAGAGATACTCTTTCGGCGTATCAGATCCGTTGGGAATTTACGGATCTCCCGGCTCTAGCTAGAGCAACTTAAATGAACTGGGCTACCTTCGGGTGGCCCTTGTTCTTTTCCTGACTAATTGTTCCACGTGGAACAATCAGACTAACCCAGACAGGAGATTACAATGGGTACTACGACTTTCACGGGTGCAGTTCGTTCTGAAAGCACCTTCAAAACTGTAAGCAAAGACAGCACTTCTGGTGCTATTACTGAAGTTGCAACTATCGGTGACGGCCCCGTTAGCCTTGCTGATGGCAACGTAACCTTGACTAACGCCACTCACAGTGGACGAATACTGCTGGTTCCAGATGGTGGACAAGACAACACCTACACCTTACCAGCGCCTATTGCTGGATCTGTGTTTAGGTTTGTTTACGCAGGCGGTGCCGCTGACGCAACTGATGCGCTCATCGTTACCCCCGGAAACACTAATTTTTACATTGGTGGTGTTACTTTCCTTGATACTGACAACGAAGTTAGTGCAGTTTTTTCTGATGGCA